TTTTAAATTTAACTGACAACAATACTGTTGCTCTGGCTGCCTAATTAGGCGCCCATCCGCCCCGGAAGGTCCACGAGCCGGGCTCGGGTGTGATTTGAGTGGAGACCGTGCGTGCGCAAAGCTTTGAGCGCACCATGCATCATGAAGCTACCAAGCTCCGTAGGGTGTTCGTTCCCGCCGGAGTAAGGGACTGTAAATAACGAACTGCACCCGGAGAAGTTCTTTCCAAGTTGCTTTCGGACATGGGTTCGATTCCCATCACCTCCACCATCGGAGGAGTAAACGAACACCCGGCGCTGTATGTATGCAGCACCATGTTCGTCCTGCTCCTGCCTCTGACTGCCGTGAGGTAAACAACGGCAGAAAAAGAAAAAGCCCACCGGGCGGCCATAGCGGCCGCTGGGTGGGCTTTGTTTGTTGTGTATAGATTTACTCGGCCGGAGCCGTTTCGACGCTCTGTGCGTCATTCTGGGCGCCCTTGGCGGGCTTCTTCACATATTCACCGAGCGCGGCGTTCTTTTTCCACGCTTCCTTGGCTGTCTCCAGTGCGGTCTCCACCCACCTGACGAGCGTCTCGTCTGTGATGAAGAGCTTGATCACTGCGGGCAGGCTGGGGTATATCGCGTCGATGACGGCCGCCAGCTTCAGAGAGCCGGTGCCGGCGCCGTAGATCTGCTCGGCCTCAGTCACGAGGGAGTAGAGCATGCGCATCACGACGGACTTGTTGCCCTTGAAGATGGCGAAGATGATCGCCGCCACAGCGACGACGATCAGAAGGATGAAGTCCCAGTTCTGGGCGATAAAGTTGATCACGTTCATGGTCGTGTCCTCCTCTTAGATTTTGTGAACGTCGGAAGCGTTCACGCGGCCGGTGTAGACGGCCTTGGTTTTCTCGGTGCTGACGAGCAGGATCTTGCCGCCGCTCTCGATTTTGCGGACGTAGAGCGTCGCGGTGGGTACCCACGCTGCCATCTTGGCGCCGTTGCTGAACTTGGTGACGCCTGCGTTGCACTTCACCTTGTCGCCGACGGCGATCGTGGCGGGTTTGGCAGGTGTCGAGGATGCTGCGGGCTTGCCGGCCTCCGTAGTGATGAAGGCGTCGAAGCCTGCGGCCTTGACCTTGGCCATCTGCTTGTCAGCGTTGGCCTTCACAGAGTAGGCGCCGGTCTGCACCTTGTAGAGCTTGCCGACCACGACGATGTAGGTGTCGAAGCCCTTCTTCTCCAGCTGCGCGGCGAGCTTGTCGGCGTTGGCCTTTACGGCGTAGGCGCCGCACTGCACGCGGTAGATGGGTTTCTGAGCTGGTTCCTGAGTGCCGGTACCCGTGGAAGGCTTCGCAGCCTTCAGGAGAGCGGCGACGTCTGCGCGGGCCGTGGCCATAGACTTGCCATGCTTCGGGAACCAGTGGTTCACGTCGCCGTGGTTCGAGCCGAGGCCGAGCTTGTGGCTGTCTGCGTGGCAGAGGATGGTCGGAACCTTCACGCCGTTGACGTCGACCGTGCCGTTCGGGTCGATGCCGAACATCTGGCAGAGGTATGCGGTGATCTCGCAGGCCTCCTCGTAGACCTTTTTGAAGTACACGGGATCGGTCAGGCCGTCCTCGCAGATCTCGAACTGGATCCAGCCGGTATTGCAGGAGCCTTTGCTTCCGCTGCCGCAGCCCCACGGTCTGAAGTCCCACGGCATCGTCTGGATCGTGGTGACAGTTCCGTCGGCCAGCTTGCCGATCCAACAGTTCAGACCGGCCTGATGGTTGATGTGGTTCCAGTCGTTGCCGTAGCTGTTCTTGCCGATCAGAGCGAGCAGCTCGGCCTTGTTGGCAGCGTTGTCGTCGGGTTGGACGTAGCGCTTCAGGTTGGGGTTGTTGGCTCCGGTGCTATGCCAGAGCACGCCCTTGACTGTCATTTTTCTGGTGCCCTTGTAGCATGTGCTCTGTGTCATCATGCACTGGAGGGGCTTGTTGGTGTTGCTATACTTCATGGTGTTCTCCTCCTTCGTCAGAAGAAGAGCCGCCGGTCTCCGACGGCTCCGTGTTTTGTGGGGTTTGGTCACGATCTTCGAGCTCCCACTTGCGCTCGCGCCTGCGTTCCTTGGACGTCTTGATCCACGCCATCGCGCCGCACTCGCCTCCGAGGGCAGCGAACACGCAGGTGCAGAGGGTGTCCGGGATCATCCCGGTCTCTCTGAAGATCCTGATCATTTCGACAGTGAAGGCGATCAGCAGGACGGCGATGATCACGAGGATCACGTCCATGGTGCGGATCTCCTTCGGTTTTCTTGCAGCCTTGAGCTTCGCCCGGCGGCGTTTCAGTCTCCGCCACCAGAGCTTGAGCCGGCTGCTTTTTTTGTTTGCCATTGGTGGCGCCTCCTTTACTCGTAAAGGGCGTGGATGCCCTGCTTGGTGAGGAAGTCCTTCTGCTCGTGTTTCACTTTTGTGGCATACTCCAGAGCGGCGTGCATGTCGCCGTTGCAGTGTGCGTCCGGGATGCGCTGCACGGCTCTGGCGGTGGCCTCACCGAGCGCGATCGCCGCGCTGGTTCCCTTGATCATGAAGAGCTCGTTCTGCTCGCGAGCTTTTTCTCGCTCTTCCTCGAGCTTTTCACGTTTTGCGATCTTGCGCTCGAGGCGCCAGACACAAAAGCCGGTAAAGGCGGTCGGGATGCCGAAGGCTGTGGCGATGATCACAATGACCTCGCCGAGAGTCAATTCCAGCATGAGTCGTCTCCTTTCCGCAGCCCGGTGTTGTGAAACGGACGGAGCCCGACCTCTATGAGATCGAGCTCCTCGTCAACGTCGTCGCGTTGTGCTGCAAATTGTTTTTTGACCTCGTCATCGACGGCGAGCTGGTTCTCAATAAAGAGGCCCTGCTCCCGGATGATCTTGGCCTGAGCTTCCACCACCGCGCAGAGGCGATCGATCAGTTCTGGTGCGTTCATACCTCTCGCGCTCCTTCCGTGGTTTAGTTTTCAGCGGTCAGTTCTTCCATGCCGCTGTCGATCAGGATCTCCCTGACCTTGTCCTTGAGCAGACGGGGAACCTGCGCGAAGGTTTTCTTCCCCAGCATGATCTGCTGAGCCCACAACATAGCCATCATTTCTTGCACCTCCTTCCCGAGTAGAAATAGCAAAAGACTACGCATAGACGACCGCCGACATCTCGAGGACGCACTCCATGAGCATGTCCTTCTCGGCTGTCAGGGCCTCCACAGTAGCCGTCAGCTCGTTGATGCGGAGCCGCATCTCGGTCGGAGACATCACGACCTCCGGCTCCTCGGTTTCGCCCTCTTCGGGCGGCTGTTCTTCTTCAGGATCCTCGACGATGTCACCGGCCTCGAGCTGCTTGCGGAGGGCGTCATACTCCTCCTCAGTGATCTCGACCATGACGACGGTCTGGTACTCAGCGCCGGCAGGGATCTCTGCGAGCCCTTCGACGTGCCAGATCGTGCTCATGTCTGAGGACATGATGCCGAACGCCTCGGCCTTCTTGCCGATGATGTTCAGGCGGTTCCGCTCCTGAAATACAACATACTGGACGCCCGCGATCGCGTCGATCACGGTGTTGCCTTGCATGATTTTGTAGAACATAGCGCTGTACCTCCGTTAAAATAAAGATTTGCGAAGCGTGCATACATGGCCATGCGGGTCTTGTATGCGTCAAACTTCAGAGTGTGGCCGGCCCACGACTGAAGGGCTTGCTTGACGTCCTTCAGATCCATGAGCCCGGCGTCGACTCTCCGCTTGAGCTTCTTGAGCTTCCGCCTCATTCTGGTGATGCCATCGTGCGGGATCTTCCGAACGACTCGCCCGGTGTCGGTCAGGTAGTGCTTGACCTTCAGGAAGGTGAAGCCGTCCTTCAGCTTGACGATCCTCGTCTTTTTCAGGTTCAGATGCAGCCCGAGCTCGTCGCAGACCTTCTTGATCTCCTCCAGACAGTGCCGGAGGTAGTCCTTGCTCTGGTGGATCAGGTACCCGTCGTCCATATAGCGGCCGTAGCCCTTGACGCGGAGCACCTCCTTGACGAAGTGGTCGAGCTTGTTGGCGCTCGCCAGAGCGAGCACCTGAGAGATCTGACTCCCGAGGCCGAGGCCCTCGTCACCGAAGGCATCGACAAAATGGTGCGTGAGCTTCCGCAGCCTTGGATCCTCCAGCTCCTTGTCGACCTTCTCGAGCACTGTCTTGTGCGGGAGGGTGTCGAAGAACTTGGAGAAGTCGAAGAGGAGGATGTACCCGTCCGCGCCGTACTTCCTGAAGTGTCGCTGCGTGTGGCACTTCAGTCGGTCGATGGCGAAGTCGTAGCCCTTGCCCTTCATGCAGGCACCGTTGTCGTGGATGAAGGTGCGGGTCATCAGAGGGACGAGGCTCTCGTCGCATAGGCATCGCTGCACCACGCGCTCGTCGATCGTCACGCTCCGGATGTGTCGCGCCTTCCCTCGCTCAAAGATGTCGAACTCGTAGAAGCCCGGGCTCCGGTACTCTCCAGAGTGCAGCGTCGTGTAGAGCTTGAACAGCTGCGTCCCGGCCGTGGCCGTGAACTTCTGCGTGCTCGCCTTCCAGTTGACGCCGCGCTTGCTTTTCTTGTACGACTCGAAGAGGTGCCGATATGTGAACACCTTGTCGAAGTCGTCGCAGTTGCCGAAGGCCTGCCGCTTCTTTGCTGCTCTTGCGGCCTTCCTGCGCTGGTATCGCTTTTCGCGTCTCTCGTTGCTGGTCATATAGGGTTACCTCGTGCAGTAGGGATTTGATGCTTGAGCTGACTGCTGGCGACAACGGTCATGAAACGGGGCCAGCATCGGAGCCCCGCCATGCAAGAAGCGTCCGGCCGGTCGCATCGAGGTAAATATTTACCCTTTC